GTTTTGCTCTCACTGGCTAATCCACATGACGTGCCTGTGACGAAGCAGGCCGATTGGTATTTGTGTTTTCTGTTTTTGAATCACCTTCCTGAATCTTTATTTAATGAATCAAATTTAAAAGAGGTAACTGATCATGCCTGAACAGTTTCTACATGGCGTTGAGGTTGTTGAAATTGACTCCGGTCCTCGCCCTATTCAAACCGTACGTTCTTCTGTGATTGGTCTGGTTGGCACCGCACCTGATGCGGACGCTGATCGTTTCCCTTATCACACTCCGATCCTTATTGCTGGTAAACGCAGCGATGCGAAAGGCTTAGGTACTACCGGTACCTTGCCAGGCGCTATTGATGATGTGTTTGATCAAACAGGTGCCTTAATCGTATTAGTACGTGTACCTGATGATAACGCTGCAGAAGATACAGCGACGGATATCTCATCTGTCATTGGTGGCGTTGATGACGCTACAGGTCAGTATCAAGGTATTCAGGCGTTACTTGCGGCAGAATCTGAAGTGCATGTGGCCCCAAGAATTCTCATCGCTCCTGAATTTACTCAACATGCAGCGGTGGTCAATGAGCTATTGAGCGTTGCTGAACGTCTACGTGCAGTTGTCATTGCCGATGGTCCGAATACAACGGATGCTAATGCCATTTCTTACCGCCAAATGTTTGGTAGCTCTCGCTTGTATCTTACAGATCCTTGGGGGCGTGTATGGGATACGGAATCGTCACAGGAAAAAGTGCGTCCGCTAAGTGCACGAGTAGCCGGTGTGATTGCCAAGTCTGATGCTGAGCGTGGCTTTTGGTGGTCCCCATCTAATCGAGAAGTGAATGGTCTATTGGGCACCGCTCGTAATATCGATTTCTCTTTGGGTGATGCCAATGCTAGAGCTAACCTTCTCAATGAAAAGCAGGTGGCAACCGTTATCCAAAAAGACGGTTTTAGGCTCTGGGGCAACCGCACATGTAGTGCTGATCCTAAGTGGGCGTTTTTGAGTGTTCGTCGTACTGCGGACATGATTAATGAGTCGTTGCTACGAGCTCATATGTGGGCCGTGGATCGCAATATCACTAAAACCTATATCGATGATGTGCTTGAAGGTGTGAATGCTTATCTGCGTCATTTACGCAGTGTTGGTGCCATCATCAATGGCGCCGCATGGGCTGATCCAGAATTAAATACACCTGATCAAATTGCTCAAGGCAAAGTGTACATCGATTTTGATTTCACGCCGCCATATCCTGCTGAGCACATTACCTTCCGTAGTCATTTGGTGAATGACTATTTAACTGAAATCCTGCCTGAATAAAGGAGCCATCAATGCTAGATGACATTTTGAAAAACATGGCTCTCTTTGTTGATGGCCGTGGCTATGCCGGCAATGTTGAAGAACTAACATTACCAAAGCTTACTCTGAAAACTGAAGAGTTTCGAAACGGTGGGATGGATGCGCCTATTGAGATCGAAATGGGGATGGAGAAGCTTGAATGTGAGTTTACCTTAACTCGTTTTGATAAGGACGTTTTAAAGCTCTTTGGTCTGGCACCGGGTAAAGCAATTCCGCTAACCATTCGTGGTGCCATTGTGTCTGACGCCGGTGGCCAGTTGCCGGTTGTGGTTAACCTTCAAGGGATCGTAAAGGAAATGGATCCGGGCAATTGGAAGCCGGGTGAAAAAGCGACCCTTAAAGCCACCATGGCCATTCGTTACTACAAGCTGACTCATGATGGCGAGACGGTTCATGAGATCGATGTGCCCAATATGGTCCGCATCATTGGTGGTGAAGATCAGTTGGCTGCTACCCGCAGCGCGCTAGGTATTTAGAGGTGAGGCATGGCTGAAACAAAGAAATATTATGTCATTAAGCCGACCACCCATGCTCGCAAAAAGGTGAGCGTGGGTGATGTGCTAGATCTATCTGAATCTCAAGCTCGTCCGATGCGTAATGGTGGTTTTATCACCGTTGAAAAAAGTGTCGCAGAACTTGTTGTTGAACTAGTTAAAGAGAACGAATCACTGAAAGCGAAAGGTGTTAAGAATGAGCCAAGTTAAAGTCGAGCTTAAGCACGCCATTGAAATTGACGGTGTGAAAGTCAGTGTGATTAAGCTTCGTAGGCCGAAGGTTCGAGACATGTTGAGTGTTGAGAAAAGCACTGATAATGACGCTGAAAAAGAGATTAATCTCTTTGCTAATTTGTGTGAGTTAACACCAGATAATTTGCTTGATCTGGATATGGCCGATTACGCCAAACTGCAAAAGGTCTATCAGGATTTTTTGTCCTAAGAGCCCTTGATGCCAGAAAGGCTGTGGTGGCGATTGCCAGTCACACAGGTTGGGCATTGAGTGAGTTGATGGAGCTTGATGGCCATGAATTGATGGCCTGGTTAGAAGTACTTCCTAAGATTAAATAGAGGTGTCTGGTATGGCCGTGTTTAAACTGGCGTTAAAAATCGGCGCTTCTATTGGCAGCAGCTTTCGATCCAGTATTCGGGGTTCTACCTCTCAATTGGATCAGCTTGGCTCTTCAATCAACAAGATCAAAAAACAGCAGTCGGCGATTAGAAAGGTTGAGTTGGGTGAAGCCAGTGTCGGTAAAGTACGGGTAGCTTATGAAGCTGCTCGTAAAGAGATGGCAAGACTCAAAAAACAGCTATCTGAAACCGATCAGCCATCAAAGCAGTTAAGCCAGTCGTTCGAAACCGCCAAGCGAAAGACAGAACGTCTATCGAACGAATTAGCTAAGCAGCGTGATCGTCTTACAAAGCATCGATCTGAACTGCAAAAATCAGGTGTTCAATCTAATCATCTAGCTCGGGATAATGCCAAGCTTGGCGAATCTCTGAATCGTTTAAATCAGAAATACAAAAAGTTAAGTGTTTCTATGAAAGCGGTTGAGGCGAATAAGGCCAAGCAAGCTGATCTTAGAGGTCAGCTTTTTGATGTGGCAGCACTTGGCACAACGGTTGTTGCTCCAATGACCATCGCTATTAACTTTGAACAATCTATTGCCAAGCTAGGTGCGATTACAAGAAGTTCTGATGATGCGTTAAAGCAGCTTGAAGCCAGTGCTCGAAGCTTGGGTGAGACGACTCAGTTTTCTGCATCACAAGCCGCCTCTGCCATGACCTTTTTAGGTATGGCAGGCTTTACAACCAATGACATCTTGTCAGCTACGCCTGACATGTTAAACCTTGCTCAAGCTGCAGGCTCTGATTTGGCAGAGACAGCTGATATAGCATCGAATATTCTAAGTGGTTTTTCACTTGAGGCTGAACAAATGGGGCGGGTTGGCGATGTACTATCCGCCACATTCACAAGCTCTAACTCCACGCTTCAAATGTTAGGTGATACGCTTAAATATGCAGCCCCTGTTGCAAGTGCTACTGGGGCTTCCATTGAAGAAGTCGCAGCGATGGCAGGCTTACTTGGTAATGTAGGTATTCAGGGCAGTATGGCAGGTACGGCATTAAGGGCAGCCTTCTTGCGATTATCGGCACCGCCTAAAATGGCCGCTGATGCGATTCATGATCTGGGTGTTGTGGTTACTGATCTTGATGGCAATTTAAGGCCTATGCCTGACTTGCTAAAAGATTTGGCTATGGCTACGGATAATCTAGGTTCTGCTGAACGTGCTGAGGCGATTAAAAAGATCTTCGGTTCAGAAGCTGCTGCGGGTATGACCGAGATCTTAAAGCAAGCAGGATCTGGTCAGCTGGATGTTTACATAGATCAGCTTAAACAAGCCAAAGGCACGGCTGATACGATGGCTAAGCAAATGAGTGATACCACTCATGGTAGTTTAAAACGACTCGGTAGTGCGCTTGAAAGTGTAGCGATTAGCGTTGGTAGTTTGTTACTACCAAGCCTAGCTTCTGGCGCTGAATTGTTTGCTTCCATGGCTAGCTCTGTTTCAAAAGCTGCTAATGAATACCCCTGGCTTACCAAGGTGATGGTTGGCGCAACGATAGGTCTTGTGGGTATTAAGGCTGTGGCTGTTGCCAGCCTGTTTTCATTCACCTTTTTAAAAGGTGGAGTGTTGGCATTAATGACTGCCTATAAATCCTTAAGCGCAGGTCTTGCCTTAGCGCAGTTAGGCATGAGTAGCTTTAATGCCTTATCGACATTAAGTGCTGTGAAAATGGGAGTAGTCACCGCTGCCCAGTGGGCACTAAATGTGGCCATGACAGCGAATCCAATTGGGTTAATTGTTGTTGGTATTGCAGCTTTAGCTGGCGCTGCTTTCTTGCTTATCAAATACTGGGAGCCGATTGGTGATTTCTTCAGTAGCTTTTGGGGATCAATTAAGGAACAAACGGCACTGGCTGTGGATTGGTTGCTTGAGAAAATAGCCTTTCTCAATAAACCATTTGAGGCTATTGATAACGCTTTTTCAGCGGTGAGTGGTTGGTTTGGTGGAGATGAAGATGTCCAACAAAATAGCACTCCGGCAGTTGGTAAGTTAGTAACCGAGCAAGAGTCATTGGTGCTGGAGAAGTCGATGGCATCACTTCCTGAGCAAATGATGCCTTCTAGTCAATCAATGGTTCAATCACAGAGTACGCAAATAAGCGCACCGATCACCATTCATGCAGCTGCGGGTATGAGTCCTCAGGACATTGCGATGGCTGTGCAGAAAGCATTGGATGAGCGAGAGTCAATGGTACAAAGTCAGCACAGAGCTAGCTTGTTTGATGGCGCTGTATATTGAGAACTAAGGGAAAAAACTAAGGTGGAAGTATGAGTGAAACGATGATGGCTCTTGGCAGTTATCGCTTTGCTCTGGATAGCGCTTCTTATTCTGAGTTCAAACGATCAATCAGTTATCGATGGCAAGCGCAGGACAGGCTCAATCGAAGTCCAGCCCTTCAATATACCGGCAAGGGGGCTGAATCGATTGATTTAAGCGGCGTTATTTATCCTCATTTTAACGGTGGTCTTAAACAGATTGACGCCATGCGAGAAGAGGCTGGAAGAGGTCTACCTCTATTGCTTGTGGATGGCCAAGGCTTTGTGTGGGGCAAATGGGTGATCTCTCAAATATCAGAAGAACAGACTGTTTTTTTGGCAAACGGAAAACCTCAAAAGCAGGCTTTTCAGATACGTTTATTGAAGTACGGAGATGATCTGAAATGGTAGATTCAGATAGCGAAGTATACCGAACTCAGGATGGGGATGTATTGGACCTCATTTGCCTGAATCATTATGGAGAAACCAGCCAGTCTTTACACTCGGTATTAGAGGCTAATCCAGGTTTGTCTTCGTACGATGCTATATTGCCAGCAGGGGTATCAATCGTATTGCCTACTATGACAGTTAATGAGGTGGCATCCATTAGGTTGTGGGATTAGCTATGGTTCAGGTGCGTTATCGAATACTGGCTGATGGTATCGACGTTACAAGTAGATTAAATGACCGATTGCTGTCCCTGAGAATTACCGATGAATCTGGTCTTACTTCTGACAGCTTGGAATTGAAACTGGATGATCGTGATTATTTGATTGAATGGCCAAGACATGGTGCGGAAATAACGGTGTATCTCTCTACCAATTTACATGGTTACTTATCCATGGGTATCTATGTGGTGGATGAGATTGAGCACTCAGGACCGCCGCAGACAATGACGATTCGAGCAAAAGCATGTGATATGAGGGCATCGA